TGAGAGGAGGTGCAAGCTGTGCGTACGAATATGGCACAGCCTCAGTCGAGAAGGTTTTTTTCCTTCATGGTTACTGGCGAATTACTAAACTTGGATCGAGAAAGCGATCACTAGCGAGGGATTAACCTCCTAGGTGATTTACGTCAGGCGAGAGACCTGTCACATCTTATATCCCGAACCGATTATTCAAATCGTTCGAGGATGCCCAACTCACGACGGTGTCGGGAGCCGGACTCTCTGACCACACGGTCAGAGATGCCCTGCGATAGGGCGAGCTGTTCGATGATTATGTTTGTAGCAGCCTGGTGCTCATCATCGAGAATGACCGACTCCCCTGGAAACGGGAAAGCCAGCCGGGCATAATTTTGCCAAGTGCTGTGTGGAGCTTTAACAGCCTTAGCGTGCCGACATCTTGCGTACAATTGGTGGGTCCCGATCGTAAGATCAGGCTCCCCCAGCAGCCAACCGCAGAATGTCAACCGAGGACCCCTCTCAAGCTTGACCTGCAAAATCCAACGAGTAGGATCAAAGGAGCGGCGAACGTGCGCAAAACCACATAAGAGCATATCATCGCCACTGTAGCATTGAGGAGTGCCCCAGGGTATCGAGAATTTGTTATGAGTGAATGCAATGTTCCTGATAGAATTGAGGAACCAAGTCCAACGATCCCCGGAGCACTGCATGATAGGCATGGTCCCCATGAAGCAACGCACGTTCAGCTTCCGATGCACGTAGTGGTCGATGAAATCCTCAGGCAACCCCAAATGGCGGAAGAGCCACACATCAAACACGAGGAAAGGGGCATTACAACCAGTGTCCCAAGAGGTGTAATCGGTGCCAGTACACTCACCAGCAACCCAGTGAGATTTGTACCAACTGCGGAAAGTGCTCGGGGTGTTGCCACCGTACAAAAAGATATGAGGGGGCAGTAAGCGTCTCAACTGCTCCTCAGCGTAGGTGGCCCAAGGCGCCTCGTGGAAAATAGCGCCAAGTGGAAAAGTGGTAACGATCTGACCAGGCTTGGCCATAGCATTTAGAGCACCCAATTTTCTCACCACCTGACCTTTCAAGAACAACTTCGTGAAAAGGGGGTCCCAATCCGGGGGATTCGCTTCAGCAACCCGTCTGATATCAGCCAGAGTGCGTTCTCTTAACCACTTATCCTCAGCAACCATGAAGCAGGACTCAAACAGCACCTCATCGAAGGGGATCGGGTGAGTGATGCCAGTGGCATGAAGGAAACGATCAATCAAAATCTGACCATCCGCTAAGGCAGACGCAAATTGCTTTTGATTGAGGTGCTTAGCCACAGGGTGAATACGCTTGGCCAGTGAGACGTTGACCGTAGGAGCATCCAAGCGGGAGTGACGGAGGAACATTGCAGCATCACCCAAAGAGGGGCTCACCTGATTGGTGAAGTGATTATTCTTATCCAATCGTTCACGCCGCTCCTTAGCGGGTCTATCAGTCATGGTGTAAGTCCACATATTGTCAGCCG